AATGCGTAAATATCTTGAACAAGACATTCCCAATCTTCTTCTTGATGAGGCTCTTTATATTTAAGATTATCTAGGCGTTCACGTTCTTCTATGCAAATGTCACGAGAATCTTCAAGTGCAGCAATAATGATCTCATTTAGAAATTCAAAACCTGCATTTGTTTTCATAGCACTCATAATTATGTCTAGTGCATTCATAGCAATCTATCCTCTTATTTTTGTTAGACTTCACTCTTCATTCAAGCAAAAGCTACACCAATCTTCTTCTGTAGTTACTGGTCCGTTACACGAAACACAACGTTTAGAGTTGATACGTTCTCGTTCCGTAGAGCGTTGACGCTCTTCTTCTGTCATTTCACGAATATCTTTCTTAGTGGACTTCATAGTAGTCATCTCCAATTTTACAGTCGCCACAGGTCATGATATTAACACCAAGTTTCTTAGGTGCTTCTTCAAAGCAGCGCATGATTATCTCACGAGCAGCTTCAGCTTGGTCTTCTCTTACTTCATAAGTTACCTCGTCATGATAGAACAAAAGGATAGATGTATCTAGTCCAGCCTTTTCAAGTTCTTCTTCGATCATTAGGATTGTGTACTTCATTACTACTGCTTCAGCACCTTGAATAAGATAGTTAAGAGCTTTGTGAGAAGACTCTACCATAATAGGTCTTCCGTCTAAACCAAAGATCTTTCCTTCTTCTTCAGCAGCAGTCTTTACATCATCAATCAACCGCTTTAAGCTAGGGATAGCATCCATAAACTTTTTCTTAGCCTTGTTACCTTCAGCTTCAGAAACGTTAAGAATTGAACCTAACTTCCTTCCACCCGCACCATACAAAAAGGCAAAGATAAAAGGTTTAGCTGTAGCACGGCTGCAACCTAGAATATCCGCATTTTTCTGATGGATATCTCCTTCAAGAACTTCTTTAGTAAAGTCTTGATCTTTCATAAAATGAGCTAGAAGTCGAAGCTGACAAGCTGCACTATCAGCAGACACTAGTTTATAACCCTCTCTTGTTATAAATAGTTTTCGAAACTCTGGACCAAGCACTGCCTTACCGCTAGGTAAGTTAGCGATGATCTTGTGAGTTTGACGAAAAGTTGGAGTACCGATATTGAAAACATCACCGTGCAATTTTGAGTTTTTATCAATATACTCAAACCATCCTTTTAAGATAGAATAGCGAGATCTTAGAGTGTAATACTCTGTAAGAGCCTTGCCTACATCCCCCAATTTCTGTAGTGAGCTGTCTGTGAGTTTTGGCGATACCCTGACGAATTCGCCTTCAACCTTTTTCCAGTTCCAGTCGTCTGGTTGCCAGCCGATAGAATAAAGATAAGTCTTAACAGTGTCAGTATTACCCACATCGCCAGCATCAAGACTAATCCTAGTGTACTCCCCCCATACAGGAAGGCTGGATTTATCAGAGAGATCATAAGAAGAGGGGTCAAAGCCGCCAAACCAAGACTCAGTGTGACTATAGTATTTACCAGACTTTTTGAAAGCTGGTTTTTTAGATGGAACTGTTGGCCATCCGTGTCCATTATTGTCATAAGTTTCTCCTTTATCTTTTAGTTCTTGAATAGCCTCTTTAATTTTCTTTACAGAGCCATCAGGTGAGTTAGCTACACAGCCAAGTTTAGGGTTAATGTAAGACTCAATGTCCTTTAGTTGTTTCTCAATACTGTCAGCTAGTTCTCTAGCAGCTTCAACATTAAAAGGCCAACCATTAGTACACTGCTTAACCATAATACGATCCATTTCCATTTCAGATCGTAATGCCATCAAGATGTGGTTTTTACCATTAGAATTTTGAATGATTCTTTTCAATTCTTTTGTAAGATATTCAAACACTTTTACACCAAGCTTAACGTCTTGTTTCATGTAGTTAAACATGTCTTCGTTAAACTCTTCCCAACCGCCTTCGTAGTCTCCTTTATAATCTTTAAAGAACTCACCCCACTTTTTCAAGGAATGCCCAAATCCAAACCTAGTAAAGTTTTGTAGTTGAGACATAACTTTAGTACACTTAACCTTACTATTGTCGATATCCCAATCAATACCGTACAGGCTTGCTAGCTTTCTTAATGCAGGTATGTCATAGCCAAAAGCATTATGAGCAATAACAACGTCTGCTTTTGAGAGCAAGTTTAGGAAGGACACGAAGTCCTCCCTGCTGTTTTTAAACCAGTACTCTTTTCCAGTTCTAGTATCGATGGCACCTGCGCAATGAAACTTAGTTACTTCGTTTAAAAGGCCGTTAGCCTCGATATCAAATACTAGATTCATCAACTTTCCTCATTTCTTTTGACATATTATAGAGAAGATAAGCGATATTATCTCCATAAGCGTCCTCTAAAGTCCTTTCCCAAAATAGTTCTGCCCAGTACTCTAAAGCGTTTGCTAGCTCTTCATATTTGCCACCCTCAATATTAAATTCAAGATCATCCAATGCGCCGATATTCTTCATCCATCATTTCCACTTCTACTTCACGGTATATTTCGTAAGCCTCATAAGCTTTGTGAATTGCTTGACGAATTGATACATCATGTATATTACGATAGGCTTTTGCCATACGTCTGATATATAATTGTTCAAACTTCTTAAGCATCTAACAGGTTCTCCATCTCGCTTTCAATATCCTGCAGCATTGCTACATGTTCATCTAACAGGCTAGACTCGTAGTCACCTGTTTCATAAAGGTAATGCAAAGCTGTTTTAACTGCATGCAACGCATTACGAAGATCACGTTCTGCATTTTTAAAAGCTGCTTCTTGCATTGCGTTAAACATGACTTCTTCATCGATCATACGATATCTCCATCTACAAAATCAGGCCATTCATCGTCAAGTTTATAAGGTGTTCTACCTTCTTTGTCATTGTAGGCTTCTGCTATGTCTTTTTCAAACTTAGCATGTAATTTAAAATGATGCAGCAGATCATAAAGATCCGCTACAACTTCTTTCATTTCAGGACCATAAGCAAGATAGTGATTACTATCTGCAGGATCCCACTCCTCTAAGTCACTTTCAATAGTGGTAATAGCGTACTTAAGATTGTAGATTATCTGATTATCATTCATTCTCGATTACCTCTACTAGACGGTTTGCATACCAAGCGATTTTCTTGGCATCTTGAAGCTTAGCGTCTTTCTTACCCAAGCGACAAGCATACTTGAATACTTGTCCGAGAAGGTGAGATTGAACACCGTTATGGTGAGCTAAAATATACTCCATCAAATCCATATACTCAAGACCCTCTGGAAACTTAGTGTAAGCTTCTTTTGGGATCATCTTGTAGTGTTTAGGATTGATGATTTGGTCTTGTTCTTCTTTAGACATTTCTTCAAAAGCACCATGAAAGTCAATATCTTTTAGATGTTCATCCATTTCCTTTAAGATTTTCTCATGTAATTCTTCAGAACCCCCAAAGACTTTACCCATAAGGTTAGGGATTTCGTCTCTAAAGTTTGTTTCTTTCTCACAGTATTCTTCTAAGTTGTAGCCCTGTTCTTCAGCTATTTCTTTGATAATACGTTTCTCTACACGGTTCATTTCATTACCTTTATAGTTAAGAATGAGCGAGTCTGCCCAAGCTTTTATTGTATATTGAGAGTTAAGAGTTTCTCTCATTCTGCCATCTTCTTCAATACGAATATAAGGAAAGTGACCTACTGATTTGTAGATAGCCCATGCATCAATAGCCTTTTGAAATTGATCCGTAGTAAAGTCTAATTCTGCATCAAAGTCTTTGTAAACGTGGTAGAAAAACATGTTACGCTCCTGCTTTTAATTTTTGGATATGGGCTTTAAGGTCAGCTTTGTTATCAAAGCCGTACATTTGTGCAGCTAAGTTTTCAGCTTCATATCGGGAATACCCTGCATCATACTCCAGTATAGCTGCACGTTCCTCGTAGTAGTCGTCTAGCAATTCCCAGTCATTCTTAAGATCTTTAAGCATAGTGATACTCCTCAATTAGCATTTCTTCAAACCAGTCACCAAACTGTTTTTCTAGCGCACTGTAAAGACGCTTTGAAACTCGTTTATTTGTTCTAGGGTTGTAGATATCTTTAATTTCACATTCTATCCACTCTGGCTCATCTGATCCATAACGGTTTGAGCCCCCTGTAGTTACATAGCCATATACTTCGACATCAAAGTAAGCTCCTCTAAATTCTTCGATCTCAAATGTTTTCCAGACTTCACTCATCTTCAGTTACCTCATTCCAGTTATCATCATAGATATGCACATCAGCTTGAATAGCTTCTTTTAACTCCCAAGGGGTTGATACTGCATGATCATACATAGTTTTATAGTCAGAGTCTTCTACTTCAAACTCATACGTTACGATTACTTGGACTGTTGCCATTACCAAACCTCTATTAAGGGTTTACCTTCGTGCATAGACAGCCTTGCGGCTGAACCATCTCGTATCTCTTCTTTAGTGTCAGCTATTACAAAACTATTGTATTTATAAGGATTATACGTTATACGTTTACCTTCTTCATTAAACACAAGATTCTCTGTAAGATAACCTACAACAAACGCATGAACATTCTTCTTTTGTTCTTTCAATACTTGTTGACGTCCAGCTTGTCGAACGACAAACTTTGGCAAAGCTATTGCTACTGACTCAGCATGACCGATTACTTTTCCGTAATCTGCTGTTTCACGGGACTGTATTGAGTATACGTCTTTGTGTAAGTTCCAATATACTGCTACTCTTTTCATACTAGTAACCTCTTATTGCTTTTGTATGTTCATACGATACTTCATCACCGTTTCTAAAGGTTGATTTATTGGCAGAAGTATCAGGGATTAAATTACACCAGCTATTCCACCAGTATTCTGTTCCTTTTCGTTGTACAACTTTGATATACTCTTCAACCTTATCTTTACGATTAAAGTAGCTAGAGGAATATCCAAGTTTCTTTAAGTTATGAGTATCTAGACAAGCTAGATTGTAGCCTAGCATTTGAAGTCCAAAGCTTGCTTTAGCTAAGCCTAAACCTTTGATCTGAAGCACTCTTTCAAGTGCAACCTTCTCGTCTGCTTTGTTAACCACTAGCATTGTATAAAGCTCATTCTTAGCCTCTACTACGCCCTGATAACTATCTTTCTTGTGACCCCACAGTGCTTTTGACTGCAAGCCCTTATCCCGAATATCTTCTGATAAAGGAACAATGTTTTTAAAAGGTGTTCTGATTGTGGCAATTACTGTAGAAAATACGTCTACAATACCTTGTGAACCAGTTTTTATAAGATGCTCACGAATTAGCTTCATTTCACGATCATACATAGCTTAACCTCCTGCTACTTCATTCCAAACACGACGATCTACTTTACTAGTCCAATTATCAGGACGAAGCATATGCTCAATGCGTAAGGCTTCTTTCCGAGTTAAGTTTTGGCCTATAATTCTAAAGCCTATTTTACTCTGTGATCGAAACTTGTCAAGCATTTCAATAACCTTACGTTTCTTAAGACGCTTACCTGTTGCACACTCCATTGACTCAATTCTGTAGCGTTCAGGAACATTTTCATAAGGCGCAACACCTATGTAGCCCCAGTCAAGATCACGAGGATTCCAGTCTTTAGCCCAACCTGTATAGAACCAATGATAAAGAAAATACTTGTCTCCTGCGTTTGCTACATGAAACATTTGCATTTCTTCTGAATACCATTTAGCCATTTGTTTTTCCTCCAAAGTAACGTGCCAAGTAGTTTACTAGTTGTCTTACGTTATTTAGCGGTTCTACACTATCATGGTAAACTCCTTCTGGACCCATGATAGCTATTTCAGGTTTACCGTTTAGCGATACGATTGACAAGTCATGTACATCGTCAATCTTTAGTAGTACTTGTTGATGGTCAAAGTTTCTCATTTCCATTCCTTTTCGTCTTCCCAAGCTCTTACGCACTTGGTTTCTACAATACGAACATCATAACCTTCATCTTTATACTTGTTGTAGGTAACTAATGCTTTTTGAAAGTCTAAAAAAGCTACATCGTAAATTTCCCACCAGTAATCACCATCGTCATCTTGGAGCCACAAGTGAATTTCATAGAGTCTAGGTGAAAAGCCCATTAGTAGTACTCCAGTGCTGCATAAACAGCATCCTCTAAGCTGTAGTGTTTTTCTGTCGCCATTGCTTCATAGAAAGGATGAATAAGATCACCTTCATCAGCCCATAGAATGATGATTTTATTCTTCATATGAGCAAACATCAATTCCATAGAAGTGCCTGTACCGCGCCCAGAAGAACGCCGTACATCTGCTAACACAACACGGCTTGATGCAATGTCATGTAGGTCTTGCTTAAAGATACGCTTACAGGTGTTCATGGTCTTTGTAACGTCTTGCAAGTGTTCTTGTAGTTGATCATGAAATGATACACGGCGTGTAGGGTCTAGAGCTTTTACACCCGCCATATCTAACATTTGCCATGCTGTTACACGCCAGTATGTCATATGTTCTTTTGTGCAGTCTTCCATTGGTCCTGCAAGGTATACATGTTCTTTCATAGTCTTTTCCTAATAGCTGACCGATTTCGTAAAAAAGAGCAGTTTATACTCATGCTCAGGAGTTTATTATTAGAAGTTAATTTCGTCGTCAAGATCATCGTTTGCTACAAATTGATCTTCATCAACTTCTTGATTGTCTGCAACTTTCTTAACTTCAAATTCAGTCATTTCAAAGTCGTCTTCACGGGGTTTAGCTTGATACTCGTTCAATACAGTTACTTGGACGCCCATCAACATACTTGCAATACCCTTACGGCCAGCTACATTATACTCGTATTGGTAAATGCGTACGTGGCCTTTAGAGCCATTGCCAAGTGTATTAGGATCAATTGAGGACAGGTCTCCTGCGACAATGTTAACTGGAGCCATTGGCTCACCGTCACGTTTCTTAGATTTCTTCTTCAAGGTTGCTTTGTAGAACATACCTTTGTCGTCTTCGTCAGGCTTTACATTGATGTTCAGTTCTTTCCACTGTTTTGCTTGTGCTTTATCACGGGTACGAATTTGCACTTCCCATGTAGGGTTCTCTTTGTCGAAAGTAGCGTTAGGGCGCTTAGGGTCCAGTTTAGCGTAGAACAGTTCAACGTTTTTCAAAATAGCCATGTTATATTTCCTCTTGGTTTGTTTGTAAATTTGTTAGTAGTGTTTGATCTTTAAGGTCAGGTATTGACAGTAGATCTTTAAGGTCAGGTATCGTTTAACTATCGTAATCAATATTGTAGATAAGGTGGAAGTCTTCTTCATACAGTTCGCCGTACTCACCGTCATTAGCAGTATCACCTAGTTCGTGAAATCTTACAGTGCCACCGAAGCCTCCTTCAAAAATTTCGTTAATGACCATAGTAGACTCACCATAATCATTTATAGACTTAATATGAAGGGTATCCCCTTCTTTAAGCGAACGCAAAGTCTGAGAGGTATACAGAGTTGACATTAAGTTTTCCTTTCTCTGGAATAAGGTCTGTGGACTCAAGTTGTTCTAGAATACATTCTAGAGGGTTAGATTCATAAAGTTCTACAAACTTGTTGCGAACATGATGAAACATATAGTTCATGTTTCCTGCGTGACATCCGAAAGAATCATGAACAACAGTTACAGTAAAAGGTGCATCATGTACAACCATAGTTAAATGAACAGCGTCAAGACTATGTACAATATTTGGTGCTGCACCTGTTCTTTGTTTACTCTCGTTTACAGTACAGTCTTCCCAAACTTGAATACGAACTTTCATGATGTCGTCACCATACTTAAGTTCTGTACGCTTAGTAGCCGCAGTCTTGTACGCCTGCACAACAGGGAAGTTTGTGATAGGGGTGATATAGGAGAGATAAACCCCCTTCTCATTGGCTCTGTCTGCAAGAGTCTGGAACAGCCTTAGCATACGGGCTGGTCCTTTAAGCTCTTCATAGCAGGTTTCATATACTAGTTTACCTAGCATATTACCCCACAAATGCTCTTTGTCTCTCAAGTAATCATTGATATCCCTTGTATCTTCGTTAACTTGTTGACCCATGCCGTAGGCTGTGCCACCGTAGCCAAGTGTCATTACATTGCGTTTAACAGTTTTTCGTTGTACTTTTTTATCCTGAATATTATGCCAATATACAGGAAAAAGTTTCTCACGAAGATCTCTGTTATGATTTCGATAAGTCTGTACTGCCTGAAAAGCAAGTTTCTTTCTTTCAGACTTATCAGGAGCATTCTCATACTCTCGTTGCAGCTTGAGTGCTGTGTTAAACACATCGTCAAACTTATTGATGGTGTCTTTATCAAGCTCATTATACATTTGCTCGATACGCTTCCATACATGTTCTGCAATAAACATATATACATCACCAGGAAGGTCACTAGGTGTTAAGTTTACAAGTGGTGCAACTTCATCATCTTTAGACATTGCTACAAGATGTTGAACACCGTTGTTAGACCCATCGATGTAGATTGGCAAGCAGCTTGGAAAGTCTTCAGTGTTAAAACCATCACCATGCCAGTTACTAATCATATCAATTTCACAACAACAAGCAAGAAAGCAAAATGGTTTATCTGCTTTCATCCACCCTAAGTTGTTAAGAGGGTCATTTGCATAACTTAGAATTTCGTCTAAGTTTTCTTGAACCCACTTTGCACGATCGTCTAAAGATACCTTATCATTACCCCACATGTTTGAAGTATGGACTGACAACCAGTAATAACCATCCTGACCTAATGGCACAGGTTCATCTAGTAGGAGGATACCTTTCGCATTGTCACTAGACTGCTCGTGTAAGAAAGCAGTGTTAGGGTAAATACGGCCTCGGAAGTCAAGGTTATACAGATGATAAAACGGCTTATTCAGGTTCTTCTCTGCAAGCCGCTGGATAGCCTCTGTTTCAATAATCAAAGAAGCCCGTTTTACAGGATCGATCTCTTTGGAGAATTTGAACGGGTTTTCTTTCATTGTCATACAAGCTTTGTATACTTCAAAAACTCTTTCGTTAATACGCCAAGCTGTATTAGATAGCTTATTAAGCACATCTACAATATAACTTGTGTCTGAGTTTTCCATGTGTTTTAAAGCACTCTCGTCACCTTTCTTAATGATACTAATTCCAGTTTCCTCGTGAATAGATTTGTTAGTCCACGGTTTTGGAGGAGTATTAACTGGAAATAAGTCTGTCTTTTCGTTATCAATCAG